CACCACCGCGTGCGCGCCGCCCGCAAGGCGAACCTCTTGCAGATCCACGTCCTGGTGGACGTGACCGACCTCGCGCGTAGCGCCGTGGTCAGCAAGCAGCTTGCCCACAACGCGATCGTCGGCAAGAGCGACGAGCAGGTCCTCGCCGAGCTCTTCGCGGAAATGGACGACTTGCAGGACATGATTGCGTCCCACGTCGACCCGTTCAAGCTGGGCATCTTCGAGCCGCTGGAGGCCCCGCCGATCGAGCCGATCGCGCTGGACCTGGAGAGCAAGACGATCGCCTTCGCCTTCCTCCCCAGCCAGCTCGACGACTTCGACGAGGTCTGCAAGGCCCTGCCGCCGTGCGACGAGCTGCGCATCGTGCCGGCCGAGGACCTGGCCAAGTTCGAGGAGACCCTCCGGCGGCTGGGGCGGACCTGCAACATCAAGGCCCTCGGGTCGATCATCTCCAGGATGTGCGACATCACCCGGGAGTGGCTCGACGCCCAACCTGAACCGGAACCCCAGCCAGCGGCTCGGCGCAAGCCAGGGCGCAAAGGGGGCGCCCAGAAGGCCAAACCAGCCGGACCCCGGAAGAAGCCGGCCACCTCGGCGATCGAGGCGTTCGCCGAGGCCCAGCGCAGGGCCCAGCGGGGCGACGAGTGATGGCAGCCCAAGACGATCCAGACCGGGCCCTGGAGCTGGCCGACCAGGCAATGCGCGGCGGCTGGGACGTTCCGGCGGCGATCCGCCAATGGGCCCCCCGGGCGATGGCCAAGATGGCGGTCGACGACCAGGTCCCTTGGCCCCAGCGGTTCCGGGCCCTGGAGCTGGTCCTGCGCATGATCCGGGACAGCCCCGCCGGCCCCGGCGCCCAGCCCGACGCCGCCGACACCTCGGCGGCCGACGAACTCGACGCCACGCGCGCCCAACTGCTTCCCCTTGGACTCGGCACCGACGATGACAGCACCTCCGAACTCGCCAGGCGGGCGGTCCTCGAAATCCTCAACCTCCGCGGACGCCTACCGCCGCCACAAGGAGCGGACGGCTAGACGGCAGCGCCGGATCAGCCTGGCCGGCCGCGAGATCGGAGCGCTCCCGCCGATCCAGGACCCGGCACGTCGCGAGGAGGCCACCCGCTCGCTGGCGTTTTATCTGAAGGCGTACTTCCCGCTGACCTTCGACCTGCCCTGGTCGCCGGATCACCTCCGCGTGATCGCGCGGATCGAGCTGGCCGCCACCCGCGGCGGCCAGTTCGCCATGGCCATGCCCCGCGGGTTCGGCAAGACGAGTACCTGCGAAGGCGCGGCGTTGTGGTCCGTGTCCACGGGCCGGCAGGATTTCGTCCTGCTCGTCGGCGCCACTCGGCCGGCCGCGCTGGAAATGATGGACTCGATCCGCAGGGAGTTGGAGGGGAACGAGCTACTGCTGGCCGACTGGCCCGAGATCGTTTACCCGATCCGCTGCCTGGCCGGCATCACGAACAAGCAGAAGGGCCAACTTTGCCACGGGCGCCGTACCCATGTCCAGTGGGGCAAGCAGCAGGTCGTCTTGCCCGCGATCCCCGGGAGCCTGGCCTTCGGCGCCATCCTCCGCGTGGCTGGGATCACCGGCCGGATCCGCGGGGAGAAGTTCAAGCGTCCCGACGGTCGGCCCGCCCGCCCCGGCCTGGTGATCGTTGACGATCCGCAGACCGACCAGTCGGCCGACTCCCCGGCGCAGTGCGCCAAGCGGGAGCGCATCCTCTCCGGCACGATCCTCTACCTGGGCGGCCACAAGCGCAAGATCGCGGCGGTGTGCCCCTGCACCGTGATCCGCCCGGGCGACGTGGCCGACAACATCCTCGACCCGGAAAAGCACCCCGAGTGGCACGGCGAGCGGACCAAGATGGTGTACCGTTTTCCGGCGAACCTCAAGCTCTGGGATCGGTACGCCGAGATCCTCCGCACGTGCCAGCGCGAGAAGCGCCCCACCGTCGAGGCGACCGAGCTCTACCGCGAACACCGCGCGGCGATGGACGAAGGGGCGAAGGTCGCCTGGCCGGAGCGCTTCGACGACGACGAAATCTCCGGCCTCCAGCACGCGATGAATCTCAAGATCCGCGACGAGGCGGCCTTCTTCGCCGAGTGCCAGAATGAGCCGATGGTCGAGGACATCGGCCAGGAGGACCAGCTCAAGCCCGACGAGATCGCCCGCAAGCTCTCCGGCTACAAGCGGGGCCAGGTCCCGCTCAAGTGCAATCTGCTGACCGCGATGATCGACGTGCACGACAAGCTGCTGTACTGGGTCGTCTCCGCGTGGGGGCAAGCGTTCACCGGGCAGGTGATCGACTACGGCGCATACCCGGACCAGCGGCGGTCCTACTTCACCCTCCGCGACGCGCGGATGTCGATGCAGACCAAGAAGCCCGGGGCGGGCAAGGAGGCGGCCATCTTCGCCGGCCTGGAACACCTGATCGAGGAGCTGATGGCGCGGGAGTGGCAGCGCGAGGACGGCCAACTGCTGCGAATCCGCCTGCTGCTCGTCGACGCCGCCTACCTTCCGGACGTGGTCTACCAGGCGGTCCGCGTGTCCCCGTTCGCGGCGATGATCCTGCCCTCGCGCGGCCTGTCGATCACCGCCGCCAACAAGCCGTTCAGCGAGTACAACAAGAACCCGGGCGACAAGATCGGCCACTACTGGCGGCTGCCGAGCGTCCGCGGCAAGCGCCTGATCCCCACGGTGCAGATCGACACGAATTATTGGAAGAGCCGCTTGCGCGACCGCTGGCGGGTCCCGCGCGGGGACAAGGCCAAGGGCTCCCTGGAGCTGTGGGGCAAGAAGCCGGCCGAGCACCGCCTCTACGCGGATCACCTGGCCGCCGAGTACTTCACCCGGACCCTGGCCCGCGGCCGGACGGTCGACGAGTGGAAACCGCGCCCGGGCAACCCGGACAACCACTGGCTGGACTGCACCGTCGGCAACCTGGTCGCGGCATCCCTGTGCGGCATCAGGCTCGCCTCGGCCGAGGCCACCCGGGGGCGGCTCCGCGGCCGCCGAGCGAATCGAGTCACCTACCTAAGCCTCTGAGGAGACACCCATGGCAAAGCAAACCAAACGGCCGCCCGTCGACCAGGTCGAGGCCCCCAAGAGCCGCTGCCGCAAGTGCGGCAGCACCGAGCGGGAGCGCTACTTCCGCGTGAAGGTGCAGGTCTACGCCGGCACGGACCCCCAGGGCCGCCCGTTCACGCATATCCTCCGCCGCTGGACCCACTGCAAGCAGTGCCGGCAACTCCGCGTCGACCGGGCCCTGGAGAACCGAGCCGAGGCCGAATCCCCCGCCGCTGAAGGGCCGCCGGAGAAATAAGCGCTACAGCGTAGCGCTTTTCTTGGCAATCCGTTGCACTCTTTCCGAAAGGGGGCCAACCGGCCGCTAGCCTGAATGGTTGGCAGGCCCGCGACGGGCCGGAACAGAGGAGAGGCGTCTTGTCAACCCAGACCGAGATCGCCGAACTGGAGGCGATCCTCAACACGGGCGCTAGCAGCGTCTTCGTGAACGGGCAGAAGGTCACGTACGACCTGAGCCAGGTCCGCCGGCGGCTCCGCGAGCTGCGGCGCCAACTGGACCCGTCCAAGCGGCCGACCGTCGCAACGATCAATCTCGGCAACTTCTAGGGGCAGAGTGAAAATGCCGCGCGCCAACGGCCACGCACGACTCTCGCGGATTGTCGACGCCGATGGCCGGCATTTCCCCTCGCGCCTCGGCTACGACGCCGGCGAGCCCAACGGCCGCCGGCGATCGGTGACCGGCCCGTTGCTCTCCGAAGACAAGCACCTCCCGCCCGGCAAGCGCAAGGACGCGGTCGCCAACGCCCGCGACCTGCACCGCAACTACGAGATCGTGGCGTGGGCGGTGCGCAAGCACCTCGACTACGTCTCCAGCTTCCGCTTCCAGTCGCGGACGGGGATCGACGACCTCAACGAGCAGATCGAGGCCCTGATGAAGACGTGGGGCCGCAAGAGCCAGTGCGACGTGGCCCGCCGGCACGGCCTGGCCCGCATGATCCGCCTGGCCGAGGCCCGGGCCGTCGTCGACGGCGACGTCGGCCTGATGAAACTGAAGACGGGCCAACTCCAGGCGATCGAGGGAGACCGGATCCGCAACCCCTACGACCTGCCGGCCTCCCTGGCGCGCAAGGACCTGGTCCACGGCGTCAAGGTCGACAAGGCCGGCGGCGCGCTGGCCTATTGCGTCTGCCGGCGGGGCGACTTCGGGGGCTTCCAGTTCGAGCGCATGGTCCCCGCCGGCAATCTCCTGTTGCATGCCTACTTCGACCGCTTCGACCAGGTCCGGGGCATCGGCCGGCTGACGCCCGCGCTGAACCGCTTCCGCGACACGTACGAGTCGTTCGATTACGCGCTGGCCAAGGCGAAGGTCGCCCAACTGTTCGGCCTGGTGACCAACCGGGACGAAGAGGAGGCGATCGGGCCGGTGAGCGAGACCGACGAGTCCGAAGAGGCCGCGGCCGAGGGCTCCCAAAAGAAGTTCGAGATCGACCTCGGCCGCGGGCCCTTCCACCTCGACCTGGCGACCGGCGAGGACGCGAAGTTCCTGGAGAACCGGACGCCGCCGACCGAGTTCCAGGCGTTCATGCAGGCGATTATCGCGGTCGCGATCAAGTGCCTGGACCTGCCGTTTTCATTTTTTGACGAGAGTTTCACGAATTTCTACGGCAGCCGCGCAGGCCTGATCCAGTACGTCAAGAGCTGCAAGACGAAGCGCGAGGCCCTGCAAGAGTTGCTAAACCTGATCACCGTCTGGCGCCTGGCCCTCTGGATCCTCGACGGGACGCTCGTCTTGCCGGCCGGGACGGAGTTCCGCGACCTGGCGTGGGAATGGGTCCCGGACGGCGTGCCCTGGTGGAAGCCGTCCGAGGAAATCAAGGGCCACCTGCTCGGCATCCGCGCCGGCCTGACCAGCCCGCAGCGGGTCTGCATGGAGTCGAACACGGATTTTTTCGAGAACGTCGACCAGCTCGCAGCGGCGTACGCCTACGCGGAATCCAAAGGTGTGCCGCTGAGCTTCGACCAGCCGAGCCAGCCGGCGGCGGCCAAGGCCAAACCCAAACGCGACGAAGACGAGGACGACGACGATGACGACGAAGACTGAAACCAAGACGCCGGACGCCGCGCTGCGGTTTTTCATGCGACCGGTCAAGCCGGGCCCATGCAAGGTGCCCGCCGGCGCCCTCCGCTTCGAGGCCGGCCCATGCGAATTCGGCGAGGCGGCAGACGGCTCGCGGAACGTGCCGGTGAAGATCACCGCGCGCACCGGGCAGCCGATCGACCACTGGTACTGGGGCAAGATCGTGCACGACCTGGCGGGGATGAAAGTCCACAAGAAGGCCCTGCCGATCGACTACGCCCACTACGACGACGAGGTCCTGGGCTACGTCGACAAGTTCGAGACGGGCAGCGGGGACCTGGTCGTCGCCGGCGAGCTGGTGCCGTTTGGCGAGAACGACCGGGCAAGCGAGGTCACCCACAAGGCGCAAAACGGAGTGCCGTACGAGGCCAGCATCTTTTTCACGGGCCCGCTCGTCCTGGAGGAGCTGGGCGAGGGGACCAGCGCGGAGGTGAACGGCTACGAGCTGAAGGGGCCGGCGGTGATCATCCGTCAGTGCAATCTCCGCGGCGTGGCCGTCTGCCCCTATGGGATGGACCGCAACACGAAGACGCAACTCAAGGCGGGCGACGCCGATGTCCCCATAACGATCGTTATAGAGGAGAACGCACCCATGGCCGAGAAACCCAACAGCCAAACCACGGACCCGGACCCGAAGCAGCTTTCCGACGCCGCGCAGCCGTCGGAGAAACCCGGCGACGCCGGCAAGCAGACCCCGCCTCCGCTGCCGGGCAAACAGGCGGACAAGCCCCCCGAGCAGCCCGCTGACGACGCGGGCAAGCAGGGCGGCCCCGACGATCCCCGCGCCGAGTGCAAGCGGTTCCTCGCCGCCTTCGGACCGCAGGGGGCGACCTGGTTCGCCGAGGGCAAGCCGTTCTCCGAGGCCCAGCAGCTCCACGCCGACGGCCAGGCCGAGCAGATCGGCGTACTCAAGAAAAAGCTCGCCGCGGCCAACCTCGGCGAGGAGGACCCCGTTAGCTTCCAGGCGGCCGACACGCCGGCCGGCCAGGGGGCCGTTTCGCCGCAGCTCGTCAGCGTGCTCGGCGAGAACCTCGGCCGGTTCGCGGCTTCCATCAAACTGCCCAACCGCAACGGCCGCGCCTGAGCGCGGGGCCAGGAGGCATCGCCGGCGGCGGCGATGCGGTCCCCATCGCCCTTTCCGGCGAGGCTCGATCGACGAACGACCACCAACCAGACTGAGGAGTAACCCGCTATGCCAATGCCAACCTTCCTCGACGTGATCAAGCTCAATGGCGGCGACCGCGAGGTCGGCCTGATCGACGAAGCCTCCAAGGCCGTGCCCGAGGTCCGCCTGGGCGGCGCCCGCACGATCCGCGGCCTGAACTACAAGACCAACGTCCGCACGGCCGTCCCGGTCGTCGGCTTCCGCAAGGCGAACGAGGGGACGCCGGTCGCGGGGAGCACGTTCGAGCAGCGCTTGATCGAGTGCTACCTGATGAACCCGCCCTTCGAGTGCGACAAGGCGGTGGCCGATGCCCACGAGGACGGCCCTGCCGTGTACCTCGCCACCCAGGCCCTGGGGATCACTGAGGGTGCCTTTCAGGCGCTCGGGCGGGCGTTTTTCTACGGGTCCCACGCCACCTTCGGCAAGGCCGACGCCTTCCCGGGGCTCTTGCAGGCGTACGACGCCGTGAACCTGTTCGTCGACGCCGGCGGGACCACCGACAACGTCGCCACGAGCGTCTGGGCCGTGCGCTGGGGCGTGCAGGACGTCCGCTGGGTCCTCGGCGAAGGCGGCCGCGCGGAGGTGACCGACCCGGTCGAGGTGCGGCTCGTGGATGGCAGCGGCAACCCGTACATGGCCTACCACCAGGAACTCTACCTCCGGCCCGGCGTCCAGGTGGGGAGCGTCTACTCGGTCGGCCGTATCAAGAAGATCACGACCGACGCGACCAAGGGCCTCACCGACGACCTGATCGACGCCCTGATGGCCATGTTCCCGGCCGGGCGACCCCCCAACGCGATCTTCATGAGCCGCCGGAGCCGGCAGCAATGGAAGGATTCCCGCACGGCCACCTCGCCCACCGGCGCGCCGGCCCCCTGGCCCGACACGGTCGACGGGCCGGAAGGGCAGATCCCGGTCTTGACGACCGACTCGATCAGCAACATCGAAACGCTCGTGCTCTGACCCGCCGGCCGATCGCCGAGGGCGCGAATCCACGAACCACGAACCACCGACCACTGACCACTGACTGGAGAAACCATGGATCGAGCAACTCATAATGTCAAGGACGCGTCTCTGGTGAAGACCAAGGCGCTGTCCAACGGCGCGGGCAACGTGGCCACCGATGGCCTGGACCTCGGCGCGCTGTCTCTCCGCGGGGGCCGTTTCGAGGCGTGCGAGCTCAAAATCGACGCCCCGGCCTTGACCACCACGCAACTCCCCGACGCGGAGACGATGACCTACTCGATCGAGTCGGACGACGACGCCGAGTGGGGTTCGGCGAAGGTCGTGGCCGACAAGGTGATCCTCCAGACCGGAGGCGCCGGAGCCGGGGCGCTGGCGGCGGCGGCCCGCTTCAAGATCCCGTCCGACGGCGAGCGCTACTGGCGAGTCCGGGCGACGAAGACCGGAACGGGCGATTGCTCCACGCTGAGCATGACCGTCGCCCTGCTGTTCTGACCGGCGGTATTTCTCAGGAAATGCCGCGCCTATCGGGCGCCCCCTGACCCAGATCCCAACCCAACAACCCTTTCCCGATGAACGCGATCGAAAAGGCCGTAAGGAGGATGACCGCCACGGTTCAGCGGGCC